GCACGAATGCTGTAAAACTTAACCCAGACCTGCGCGCCGCCTCTGCGATGGCATCGTTCTGAGCTTGGGTAAACCCGATTAACTTCTTATGATCCATTGGAACACTCCTATACCTACATGCCATCCTTAATATTAAAAATATATTAGCGCAAGTACAAAATATGTATTGCGTATATTTAAATCATATGCAAGAACTGGATTACTAGGAAGTTAAAAGGGAAAAGTTATGATTAATAAGATTGATTGCCCTGAATGTGAGGGCGATGGCACGGTCGAGCGTGAGGTTTGGGTTCGCCAAAGTGCCACTTGGCACGGGGACTTTGAGTCTGAAATTCAGGATTGCGATAACTGCGATGGCAAGGGTAAGATTGAACCAATGGAGGAAGACGAATGAAAAATGTAACGATCACATTGGATCAAGCCAAGATTGCTTTGGATTGCGTGGACCTTTCCATTGAGCATGTGCAAGACACAGACATTGATTATTTAGATATGGCTATTTTTAATCTGCAACGGCTTGAGCTGAAAATGCGCCTGAGAAGGGCAATTAAAATCGCAGAGGAGTCATAGCTGTGCTAAAGTTATCCCCCGCCGAGCAGGCCATATTGCAATATTTGCGCAACCAAGTGGATCGTTTGCAAGACGAGCGGTATCGGAAGGACGCAAGGCCGAGCATTGTGAACGAGCTTTACATTGCCCAGCGCGATCTGAAGCAATACACATCTGACCTTAGACAAAAAGGATACAATATATAATGGTCAAAGTCGTAGACGTGGAAATAAATATAGCTGAACTCAAGGCCAAAGCTATCCCGACTAAAAGTAGGGCAACGGCTTGGATGGAGCTGGCAAAAAGGGAGCGGGAAGCCCACCGCAAAGCCTGGGGTTATATCCAAAAGAATAAGTTCACGCAAAGCAGTCATGGTATAGTTAAAGATGAGAGCGATTGGGCTGATAGCAAGCACAAACAAGTAAAAAAACGCGGAACAAAAGACCCACAAAGATTAGCATTAATTAGAGAAATGCGTGCAAACGGGTTATCTATGAACGAAATAGGCATCAAGCTAAAAATCTCTGAGGGTAGCGTCAGATATTGGTGCCAGCACTACAATATAGTGAAGAACAACGGGGATGATGACGAATGAAAAGTAAGTTTACAGAACATGAGGTTCATATAGCCGGACTGGTCGGCGCCATCGTGGGTTTCTTATCCGGCGCTGGTTTAATGATGATGGTAGGGATTATATTTTAAGAAAAACCCCCGTGGCTTTCACCACGAGGTTCTTTGTAACTAACGACGAGTGGTGACCAAACCTCCCGTTTAAAAAAGCCTTACTCTTATTATTAAACATTGCAAGATAAAATGTCGTGTGGGTGGCAGATGAATGATTGGCGCATTCGGTCTATAGCACGTTAACCAATAAACAAGGTTAAGTTTGAAGCCACCCACACGATATTTAGATCATAAGTTCAAAGTGAGGTCCATCGATAAATGGACGTTTTCCTTGGCTGCGGCGCAAATCAACATAGGCGTTCATGGCCTCTTCCATCGTGCCATCCCACTCTCGAATGTCATTGATGTGCCAAGCTGCTCCCCACCGCACAGGAACACCCACGTCAATGGCTGCTTGCTTCACAGCATCCGCAAGGTCATCGTAGAGATTTAGTTCCCACGATCCACGCGAGCCAACATAGGCTAAAAGGTCAAGAGCGCGGCCCTCAATGTGTTTGGACTTCATCGTTTTCGATGCGCCCTTTTTGACAAGCTCACGTTGCTCTCCGATGGTTCTTAGTCCACAGATTACACCAAAGTCGGTTTTTGTGTGGTTTATAGCTGCTTTTGCAACGGCTACTAACCGCTCGTCTACGCCTTCCATTCGGTCAAGACTGCGCTGTGATAGTTTATATGTCATTTCATTCCACCTTTCATGTCCAAAATTCCGTTGTGGTCACGGCTTATGTATTTAAGATCGTTTTCAATCAGAGACACCCGTTGCTGCAACTGCGTTACCTGCCCAATGGAGTTAGCTAAGTTACCTAGTTCATCCCAGACCTCATCAGCTTCATGCCACAGATAGTCTATTTCCATCGCATTGTCTTGAACATCACGCTTGAGATTTACGTTATCCTCAATCGCCATCTTAGAACCGATCTGGCTGACCGTCTCTTCCAAGTTGGCAATCGTAGCCGCCTGCTGGCTTACCCACCAGACACCAGCAGCAAGCTGGACGGCCATAGCTGCCACAAGGGCCAGAGGTAGCTTGATGTTTTCCATCACTTACTCATGTACTTTGATACAGCGCGGCCACCGAACCAAAATGATATTATGGCGGCGAACAAACCAGACGTGGCGTCGTCCCAAATTAAAGAAAGAGACCTTCCAAGATCGTTTCCTTGACCCATCAGCGCAATTATAGCCGTCACCTTGATGGCAACGAAAAGGCCAAAAAAAACATAAGTGATGACAGGCCGGACACTACCTCGTAGTGCGTTAATAAAACCTCCAGCATCCATGCTGTCATGTTTGTATAACCCCTCCGTCTCTTTGATCTCAGCCTGCTTGTCCAGAATATCCAACTTCAGCTCATTGCGCCGAGCCATCATATCCATCTCTAGCTTCATGCGCTCAAGACTGTGCTTGTGCTCCTGACCCGCACGAAAGAAATTAAGAACCTCCGGCAGAAAGGAGGTGCCAAAACCAAGCAAACTTCCAAGTAATGTAATCATTTGTCATAGCTTTCTTTGTGAACAATCTTGTTTGAAGTCACAGTGGTCGTAGACTCTTTGCCCATCCAAATGCCGAAGGCTCCCGTGAAAGCCCCTGTTACGACCGAAATCAATCCAGCCTGACTAACAGACAAATCCGGTTGCGACATCGCCCACTCCAAACAACGTATATACATGATCGTCGTAACCAGCATCATCAAACGCGGCAGGATCTTCCAATCATCAAGTACCGTTTGTGCCATCTTCTATACTCCTCGCGTACGCAACCGCGTACCTCTTGTGGTGCGTTATTATAACAACTTTTCCATATTTGTCATATACAACGTAATCGCCTCGCCTATTCTGGTATAACCTCAAAACAATACACCGTGGTTTGACTCGTAGTTATCAAGACCTTTGCGTCTTCAAGAGCTTCTCTGCACTCGTTCTCAGTGGTAAACTGATTGAGCTGATAGTGCTCAATGTTATTATTCATAACTTGAAACCAAACTAAGAACCACATCACCACTTCCCCTGATAGCGGCCAAGATAATACATGCCTGTTACCACACCGGCCCCAGCAACTAAGAATATGACTGAACCAACGACAAAGTTGATAGCGTTGTCTATCATCTCTTGCTTTTTGTAAGCCTCTTCCTTGCGGATGCGGCGCATCTCACCCTCGATAGCAAGTACTTCCTCCCACGCTTTTGGCCCATACACGAAACTGATGTGGTTTTTTACCTCAGTTCTCATGGCTTCCATTTTCTTTTTATGAGCAAAGATTTCAATAGCACTGGAGCTATTGTCCGACATCATTTTATAAAACGGTGGGTTCTTGGCTTTCTCTTCTGCGTACTGAAAGTCAGAAAAAGCGGAACCCCACTTAGCCAAAGTGCCGCTCATTTCTTGAATATCTTTTCCCGCGCTAATACCCTGCTTGAGAATATTGAAAGCACTTGTGGCTAGTCCAACCGCTGTTACAGGATCAATCATGTGTCCATGTACCTCTCAGGGCAGTAAGCGTCTGGGTGGACAACGTGCCGTTCATCGTACCATTGGCCGTTCTTTCCGCCCGGTGCGCCACAGTCGTAGTAACAGGCTTTATAGAACAACGTGCCGTAGTTGTTTACAAAAGTGTGTCCGTACCCAACAAATACAAGAACACAGATCATCAGCCCATCTTGGTCAACACCGCCACAAGCATAGCGATGATTGTGCCAGCCGCACCAATCAAGATAGCTTCCAGACGCTTAATTCTGGTGAAAACCTCTTTGAACTGGATATGAACCTCTGTCTCCAACTTGGTGATCCGTGGCTCAATTTTATCAATACGCTTGTGCGCTTCTAAAGTAGTTCGTGCCATGATTTCACCTATGTAATATCGTCTGTAATTTCGACACGAATATAGCCGTTATTTGGGAATGTCTCAACTGACAGGTCGCCGTAGGTCACCTCAAACTCTGCCTGATATGATCCAACTGTGTCAGTGTCAGATGCAGCCCAATCATATTGAACAATGCCAGATGTCTTTGGCAGGACGATTGAAGCATCTGCATCAACTTTAGTTGTTGTACCGCCAATTGTACGCATGTGAAACCTTACACTCGCATCGGTCAAGTTTACAACATTTCCGTCACCATCCTTTAGCGTCGCGCGAATTGATGGCGATGTATCATTTTGTTTAATGTAAAATGTCATCAAGCTGCCCTATTGTAAGTTGGTTGAACTATAACACTGTTTTCAGTCAAGTCATATACCTCTAGATCGTTTTGGTCTACGGCCTCAATGTCAACACTGTTTGCCAATCCCGTTGCGACCTCAATCGTACCAGACTTGCTAAACACTGTACGCTGCTCGTATCCGTCAAACTCAAAGCGATTAAACACAAACGCAGTCCGCGCGTCCTGACCCGCAATCGCGAATGCCGCAGCGTCAACAATAACTGTGACTTGTATTTTAAATTCTACGTCTTGACCACTAAATGCGAAGGAAACCTCTGGAATTAGCTCCACAACGTCTTTCAACGCATCTTGACCAGTAAGAGCAAATGATCCACTATTTGCGCTTAAATTTACATTGAACGACACCGATAGACCAGCAAACGTATATTCAACGTCTGAAGCAATCTCGCTTATGCCCTTCAGAGCATCTTGCCCCACCAACGCAAAGTTCGCCGCTTGTGGTGCAACAATTAAATCTTTAGTGATGGTTACATTTTGCCCAACAACAGTGAACGCCCCAGAAGCTGAAACAAAGTTGATATTCGCAGAAATGTCTTGACCAGTTAGTGCAAATGCGCCCTCATCGCCCTCAACTGCCATATCTTTGACAATTGCAGCATCTTGGACCAGTGACGCAAATGATCCGTCCTCTGCGATGGAATTAATAGCAAAGGAAGCGGCTTGGCCCCTAGATGTGAAGCTCTCATCATCTAAAATTGCTCTTGCATTAAATACAGCATCCTGACCCGTGGCGCTAAAGGCACCAGCATCGGCTGCCATAGATAGAGTAGCAAATAAAGTTGCGTCCTGACCTGTCGCACCGAAAGTTCCAGCATCGGCTGGCATAGATGGCAATAGATCAACCGCTTGACCAGCACTTGCGAAGGAACCAGCGTCGGCTGCAAGCCTAATTTCGAACTGATTGCTCTGACCAGAATAAGACAGAGAAACGTGCCGTGCCGCTTCAGAGATAGCCTTGTTGTGCGGTAAGCCAGTGAGTATAAATGATCCGGCCTCAGTCAAACGTGAGATGACAAAAGATGCGGCTTGTTCAGTCGATGTAAACGTACCAGCGTCAAAAGACGCTTGCGGCTTATAATTTAGTGCAGCGTCTTGTTCCGCTGCGCTGAATGATCCAGATGCAGCAATAAAGTTAATATGCGCTGCAACGACTTGCCCAGCCGTTGTGAATGTACCCACTTCAACAGGCGCAGAGACTGCAAACTGAGAAGCCTGACCTGAAAGAGATAATGCTCCAGACGCAGCAAGCATTGCTGTAGCGAAAACGGCGTCTTGCGTTGTAATGTTGTAAAGTTTAGCGGCAGTCTCGGCCTTGCCACCCATACCGCTGTGAACGCCGCAATAGTAATAAAGTGTCGGCGTGCTGGCGGTTATGTCAATCTCAACGTATGCTCCAGCATCTCCAGCGCTTCCGACAACAGTTACACCAGTTGTATATTCTGACCCACTATCATGGGTGCCGTTTGCTGTAGTGGAAAACTTGAACGGATGACCGCTGTTGGAGCTATCAGATTGGTCAAATCTGTAAGTAATGCCGGGTTGCAAGCGCAAAGTCGGTGAGGCACTCGGTGACCCAGAGACGTAGAATTTATTGCCTGTGCCGTATTGGTTGGTGCCAACTGCAACGGATACTGCATATTCAACAAGGTCAACTGTTGCATCAAAGTTGATGTCAAAGTTCGCATCTTGACCTGTGATGGAAAATGCGCCCTGATCCGCCTCAACGGGTATGACTCTGGTAAGAGAGGCTTCAACACCTGTAGTTGCAAACGATCCAGCGTCTGCCGAAATTCCAACATACTTATTTAGGTTCGCATCTTGACCTGTCGCGCTAAAGCTACCTTCAAGCGCAACGAAATTATCACCAAACTGCAATGCCGCCGCTTGGCCTGTTACCGCAAAGGCTCCCTGATCCGCGACAAAACTATAGTTCTGCTCTGCCGCGTCATCAGCTAAAGCTATTTTCGCTAGTGCAACAAAGCCAAGCATTTAAATCACCTTAATCAGTGGTTTTCCAGTAAGTACGACCACGGGCGACACCTGCACTCAGTGGTGCAATATCTTTCCCACCGTCTGTATATTTGCTATCAAGCAACTCACTTTCAATCATCTGTACCATAGCTATTGCCGCACGTTTCTTCTCTTCGTCGGTCTCGTCGTTCAGTCTGAAACCATTGATGATGTTGTCGATAGCATCTACCTGATGAAGTAGTTGCAGGTAATCGCGGTCTAATTCGTTCACAGCCATTTTATGCTCCTTCGAGTTCAGTTATACGCGCTTCAAGCGCATCACATTTAGCCGACAATTCTTGCACGGCTTTTATTAAGATTGGGTAAGTTCTGACGTAATCAGCTTCAAGTCTGCTTGGGTTTTCCCAGCTGACTAAACGTGTTCTGGATGTAGACGAGTGCTCTAGTTCAACGTCATACAATTCTTGAGCAATGAAACCCATGTCCTTCTTGGCACCTAAAGTCCCATCACGGCGGTTCCATGTGTATTGCACAGGTCGCATATCGTTAATGAAACTCAAGCCATGTGACAGGTCTTCGATTGCTGTCTTGTCTCGTTCATCTGATAGACTACTGATAGTCTGCACGTTGCTGCGCAGCCCAGTGATGTTGGAGTCGCCAAGGGTTATTTCGTTAGCTACTGTGGATGATGAAGGCTCAGACTGAGCACCGATACAGACGTTGTTATTACCTGAACTTCCATTAAAGTGTGCTCTGTAGCCGAGAGCGGTTACGTTATCTGCGTTAGCGCCGTTAGAATTGTAACCAGACTGCATTCCTA